AGGGCGCTCGATCAGTAGAGGAGGGGATAGAGTTCCTGAAGTCGTTTGATATTGTTGTTCACCCAAGGTGTAAACATTTGATTGATGAACTAACTCTATATAGTTTTAAGACAGATCCGCTTACGGGAAATGTCTTACCCGTATTAGCTGACAAAGACAATCACGTTATCGACGCTTTGAGGTATGCATTAGAGGGCGCAAGACGTGCTAAGGCAGCTAATAACACACTGTCAGTCGTTCCAATTGCAACCCGGCATAAGTGGTGAGACAATCGCACAAACTAGGACATCAAATGGCACGAATATCTAACGATCAACGACTAGCAAATCTACATGCTGAAGCGCTATCTCAGTTTGATGAAATACAAAGCGCTTTAAGAGATGAAAGATTGCAATGCTTGCAAGATCGGCGGTTCTATTCGCTGGCTGGTGCTCAATGGGAAGGGCAATTAAGCGATCAATACGAAAACAAGCCCAAGTTTGAAGTAAACAAAATTATGCTCGCCGTAATGCGGGTTGTTAATGAATATCGAAACAATAGGATCACAGTTGATTTTGTCAGCAAAGACGGCGAAGAGAACGACAAACTAGCTGAGACATGCGATGGTCTATATAGGGCTGACGAACAAGCCTCAGTAGCTGATGAAGCTTATGACAATGCCTTTGAAGAAGCGGTAGGCGGTGGTATAGGAGCCTGGAGACTTAGGACAGCTTACGAGGACGATGAAGATCCAGAAGATGAACGACAAAGGATCAGGATAGAACCTATCTTTGATGCTGACTCTTCAGTATTCTTCGATTTGCAATCCAAGCGTCAAGATAAAGCCGATGCCAAGCGTTGCTATGTCATTACATCAATGACCACGCAGGCTTACAAAGACACATACCACGATGACCCGGCAAGCTGGTCGAAGATAGTCCATCAATCCGAGTTTGACTGGTGTACGCCTGATGTCGTTTATGTAGCTGAGTGGTTCGTGGTAGAGGAAAGGTCAGAGACTATTCGCATTTTCAAAACAATTACAGGCGAAGAAGAACGTTACACCAAATCAGATTTTGATGACGATGAAACATTAGAAGAGACATTAGAAGCTATCGGCACGGTTGAAGTAAGGCAAAAGCGAATCAAGACAAGGAAGGTTCGCAAATACATTCTGTCAGGTACCAAGATTCTAGAAGACTGCGGATACATTGCAGGTAAGTGCATTCCTATCGTAATGGTCTACGGCAAGCGTTGGTTTGTTGACAATATCGAACGATGCATGGGCCATGTTAGGCTTGCTAAAGATGCCCAACGCCTGAAGAACATGCAGCTATCAAAGCTGGGCGAGATAAGCGCGTTGTCATCAGTCGAGAAACCAATCCTCACTCCTGAACAAGTCGCTGGGCACCAAATGATGTGGGCTGAGGACAATCTTAAAGACTATCCATACCTTTTGATTAACCCTATAACAGATCAAAACGGTAACCAAGCAATTAGCGGGCCAGTTGCCTACACTCGTAGCCCTCAAATACCGCCAGCTATGGCTGCTCTGCTTCAAATAACTGAAACAGACATGCAGGACATCTTAGGGAATCAGGGCGGCGCTGAAAAGATTGTCAGCGGTATATCCGGCAAAGCTGTTGAGATGATTCAGACAAGAGTAGACATGCAGTCGTACATATACATGTCTAATTTTGCGAAGGGCATGAAGCGAGGCGGCGAGATTTGGTTGTCGATGGCCCGCGATGTTTACACCGAAGACAAGCGCAAGATGAAAACACTTAGCCCTACTGGTGAATCCGGCATGGTTGAGTTGATGCGTCCGTCTATCAATGCTGAGACAGGCGAAATGATTGTTGCCAACGACATGACAAGCGCAACATTCGATGTTGTATCTGATGTCGGGCCGTCTTCAACAAGCAAGAAGCAAGCCACGGTACGCGCACTTACCGGAATGCTACAACTAACGCAAGACCCTGAAACCGCCCAGGTCATCACAGCTATGGCGATGATGAATATGGAGGGCGAAGGACTTAGCGATACGAATGCCTACTTTCGCAAAAAGCTATTGCGAATGGGCGTTGTTAAACCTTCAGAAGATGAAGCGCAAGAACTCATGGCAGAGATGCAAGGCAAGCCACAAGACCCGAACTCAATCTATCTTCAGGCAGCGGCGGAAGAGGCTACAGCTAAGGCAGCCCAAGCCCGTGCAAACACCGTCAAGACAATTGCTGACGCAGAACTAAGCCAGGCTAAGACAGCCCAAGTATTGGATGGGATTGGTCAAGAACCACAGACTGCACAACAAGTGCAGCCTATGGCATCCGAACAAATCCCGCAGGAAGCCATGCCAAACCTTGAGACTGAGATTAAGCTACGCAAAATGGAGCTTGAGGCTCGAAAGTTAGAGCGCGAATTAGAAATGGCCGAAGAAAAACACGCCCTAGAAATGATGAACGAAGGCGTAAAGATGGAGCGCGGTGAAGATGGTCGAACCCGTGCAAGGTCTGAAATGGATGTCCGCAGCGAACAAGTTGGAAACCAAATTAGCGAAGCAGTAAATTCATTAAAAGAAGTTGTTCAAAAGCAAGCCGATGCAATTCAATCCGCATCCGAGCGAAGCGCAGAAGCTCAAACCAAAACAGCCGAGATGCTTACTAAGCCACGAAAAATCGTGCGCGAAAAAGGCAAAATTGTTGGCATCAAGATAGAGGATTGATATGCTAAAAATTAATACGCGGAGGGCTGCATAAATGGCAATCAGTAACTCAGGCAACAATGTCTTGGTAGACGCCGGAGGCGTGGCCCTTGCAGGGTTCACAAATGCGGCGGCATCAAACATCAAAATTCAAGATGCAAAGGTTTACACAATAACATCCGACGCGGTGGGCTCCAGCGCCAACGGCCAAATTTTGCTGGCCAAGGCAAGCGGAGCCGTAGCTGTGCTTGACAGCAACAACACCTTCATTTGCACGAACATGCTAGTGAATGGGGGAACTAACGGTGACACTCCCATTGCAAACATGGCCTTGTCGGCTAAGGGCGCAAAAATTATGTGCACAGTCGGAGGGGGCGCTGCTGAATTCACCGCGCCGCTGATTGGCGATGCTCAAACGCAAGTGGTTTACCAAGTGGACGGTACTCTTTGGAACTCTATTCACCCTGCCGTCAACATTGTTGGCAGCACATTCATTTTGCAATCAACGGGTGACGGTCATCTAGGCCGAAATCCCACGGCAACTGTGCTAAATCCCGTCATGGTCTGGACGGGCACATCACCAAGTGAGTTTGTGCTTGCAATGAACCAAGGATGGGGCTCCGACAACAAACCATCGGCAATGGACGGGTTCAATTTTCAAAGTATCGTAGGGAACAACCTTGTCTCGATGTTCACCTGGGATAGGCCCACTTTGCCAGGCAACTTTCAAAACAATGCTTTTTTTGTTTGCAAGGATTGGACATACAACGTAGCCTCGGTGGAGACAAGGCCAACGGCACTGCTGCGTAGCTATCGCCGATCAGACTTTACAGCCACTGCATCGAGCTATTGGGGGAACGGAAGCATCTGCCCAACCCATCTGCACATTGACCTCAAAACCACCTTGAGTGCAGCGGGTGTTTTGGGTGCTGCACCCACCTATTTAAGGACTCTTAACTACAACGCAGTGGGTACTGGCGGCAGTGACAAAGCCGTGGACGTTTTGGCTTTGCGGTTTCGACCTACCATGTCAGACCCCGTGGGAATCAAACTGGCAAACGTCAGCGTGGTTGTTCAAAACACCAATGCAAACTGTTCTGGCTCCAATTCAATCGGCGCATTCAGGGCACGGCTTGCAGCCAGCGGCATCACCGACAGCACCGGCTTGATGGTTATTACTGAGCCAGTGACCAAAGATTACACGAGCAATTCCAGTTATCGGACAGACAGCATCATTATTCAAAACCGCACACGCACAGCGGCATGGCACAAGTGGTGGGAGGCGGGCACAAAACTCATCAACATTGCAGACTCTCGCAACGGTTTGGGGACAACTGCGCCAGAGCTTTATGCAGCAACTGATTTTCAAGTGAGCTATCGCAGGGCGGGAAGCCAGTTTTTAAGCGGCTCTCTTAGCATGGATGCGCCACAAATTTCAACCGTTGTTTTGTTGACAGACACCAACTACAACGGAGCTTTAATCACTTCGGGCATCACGGTGACTTATGCCACGGGCACAACAACTGTCACACTGACAAACGCTACTTTCACGCTCGATCAAATTTGGAAAGCCATTGTGGATTTTCACGCGACAGCGGCAAACAACGAGGCAGAAACCGTTTTTCCAATTACTTCTTTTGCTGCCGGTGTTTTGACTTTTGGCAGCGCACTTAGCATTGTCCCAAGCGCATCCAGCGTCATCATTAAAGGCGCGTTGATTGACACGTTTGTCGGCAATTTGGTCAACGTGGGCGCAATTAACAACTTGTTTGTGACAGGCAACGTCACACAAGCTACACCAACCAATTTAACTGGCGTGACAGTCACCGGCACATTGACCTACAACACCAACACAGACACATCAATCACGTTCACAAACTGCACCATTGGAACGGTTCAAAACAGCGGCACAGGATTGGTAACAATCACACCAACTAACTCAACAGTCACTACTTATACCGATGCTGAAATCAACTATTTGGACAGCAGTCTGACAGCAACCGGCATTACTTCAGCAACTATTTATCCAAGTGAAGCAGACCGCGACGCAAACACAAACGCAGGGCCAACATTTAGTTCAATCTTAAACTTTAAACTGGGCAGCACAGTATCAGGTGTGGTAATGAGTGGTACTGTGTATCTCAGGGTTAATGTGTCAGGCGTCACCTTGCTTGTCCAAATAACCCTTGTGCTTGGTGAAAACGAACTTGATTTAGGTGTACAAGGACAGCTATCAGCAATTAATGGGGCAGTGGCAACTAAGCCCACTTTGGCTCAAATCGAAGCTAGTACGGTTTTAGCTAAAGAATCAACATTGGCAACTAAAGCAAGTCAAACTAGCGTGACAGCATTAGGAACACCTATGCAGGTCGGTGAGGTAGTGGATGCCAATATCATCAAAGTTAACGACATATTGATTGATGGCGCAGGCACTCAAGCAGACCCATTCGGGCCAGTCTGATGCAAACGTGGGACGCTTGGGGTGGTGCATGGGGCTTTGCTTGGGGCTTTGCTTGGGGCTTTAGAGAAGAAGAAGGCGGCGGCGGTAGCGGCGGGAAAAGGCGAAAAAAAGGGTGGGCAAACGAACGTGCGGCTCAAGAACAATCACTGCGTCAAGCCCAAATTGCGCTTCGTGAAACCAAAAACCCTGAATCAATCAAACTTGCTCAAAAAGTTAATGCTTATCAAATTGGAAATATTGACCTTGACGCACTGAGAATTGAAAACGCACAGCTTCAAGCCCGACTTGATGCTTCTCAAGAATTCCGCGCGGAAATGCAAAAAGCGCAAGAAATCATTCAGGCATTTATTGAAGATGAACAAGAGGCAATTGACGTTTTGATGTTGAGTCTTGAAATGGATATTGTTGAGATAAAATTTACATACGGCAACCACCCGCCGTTCAATGGGTGAGAAAAGGAAGAAAATGAACGAAAACGAAAAAACAGTAGAAGAAGAAATTATTGAAAAAGTTGAAGAAGAAACTGAAGAAGAAGTTGTTGTAAGTATTGGAGAAGAACCAGCACCTGAAGAACACACCCCTGCACCAGAGTGGGTTAAAGAATTACGAAAAACAAACCGCGAACTTCAGCGACAAAACCGAGAATTGCAAAGCAAAATACAAAGTTCTGAGGTCAAGCCTATTACTTTAGGCGCAAAGCCAAAGTTAGAAGATCACGACTATGACGCTGATAAATACGAAGAAGCATTAACCGATTGGTTTGAGCGCAAACGCCAAGCCGATGAAATCAACGCCAAGCAAGAAGCCGAGGTTATCAACCAGCAGAAAGCCTGGCAATCAAAACTAGATGGTTACGGCAAAGCAAAAGCAGAGTTAACCGTAAAAGACTTTGATGAAGCTGAATCAGTAGCCCAAGAAGTTTTTAATGTGACTCAACAAGGAATCATGCTACAAGGCGCTGATAACCCAGCTTTGGTCGTTTATGCGCTTGGCAAGAACCCAACAAAAGCTAAAGAACTAGCTGAGATTAAAGACCCTGTTAAATTTGCATTTGCAGTAGCAAAACTGGAGAAAGAATTGAAAGTTACACCACGCAAACCCGCACCACCTCCTGAAAAAGTAATTACTGGGACGGCAAAATCATCAGGCGCAGTTGATTCAACATTGGAAAGATTGCGCGAAGAGGCAGCTAGCACTGGTAACATGACAAAAGTCATTGCATATAAGCGCCAAAAAAAGGCATAATGCACATAAATGGTTTCGCTAGCCATATAAATAGCAGTTGAATGGCCCCCGCCAGCCTCATTGGTGAGTAAGAAGACACAGCAGCAATGCTCAATTTTTTATTCAACCAATGGAGTTTTAAATGGCCAATTCATTTTCCAAAGAAGAGCGCGTTGCGTTCGAGGACATTCTCGAAGGTTTCAACGATGCTTTAGTTTTGTCGCGCAACGTCTCGATTTACAACACCGAATCGTCGATGATGGAGCGCACAAACAACGTAATCTACCGCCCTCAGCCCTACATTGCCCAGTCCTACGATGGTATGGATCAATCTAGCAATTTCGGGTCGTACACTCAGTTGTCAGTACCTGCAACACTGGGTTTTCAAAAGTCTGTTCCTTTCGTTTTGGATGCCTTGGAACTGCGTGATGCGCTGCAAGAAGGCCGTCTGGGCGAAGCTGCAAAGCAAAAACTCGCTTCGGACATCAACGTTGCAATCATGAACACTGCCGCTAACCTTGGTTCGCTGGTTGTAACCGTGACTACTGCTGCTGGCGACTACGACGATATCGCTCTGTGCGACAGCATCATGAACGAGCAAGGTGTTCAAACTTTTGACCGCTATATGGCTTTGTCCAGCCGAGACTACAACGGTTTAGCTGGTAATTTGGCGGCTGCTACACGTTCATTCGGTAACGCTAAGTCTGAAAAGGCTTATGAGCGTTCTTACGTTGGTATGGTTGCAGGTTTCCAAACCTACAAACTGGACTACGCAAACCGCATTGCCGCCGCCACCGGCTCTGACCCCACAATGAGTACTTTGGCTGCCGCTGGTAATTACTACACGCCCGTTGCCACCTCTGTCGCTGCTACAGGTGAAACTGCTAACGTGGACAATCGTTTCCAAACGATTACCGTGTCAAGCACTACCGACCTCCCCGCTGGTACAGCGATTGAGATTGAAGGTGTGGAGGCTGTCCACCATATCACCAAGCAAGGTACTGGATTCTCCAAGACCTTCCGCGTAGTGCAAGTGATTAACTCTACCACTTGCGTTATTACACCTCCTATCATTTCCGCACAAGGTGGAACTGATGCTGAGTTGCAATACCAAAACTGTATCGTTACAGCAGCTTCTGGTCGTTCTATAAATCGCTTGAACGTTGATGCTGCTCCTATTAACTGCTTTTGGCAGAAGGACGCTCTAGAAATTCTGCCAGGTCGCTATGCAGTTCCATCTGACGCAGGTTCCGCAGTAATGCGCGCATCTACAGATCAGGGCATCGAGCTGGTAATGCAGAAGTTCTACGACATAAACACAATGAAAACTAAGTTTCGTCTTGATACTCTGTTTGGAGTTGTCAATAAACAGCCTGAAATGTCCGGCATTCTGTTGTTCAATCAAACACCTTAATTAAGGAAAAATCATGAGCTACCAAGTAATTTTTACCCAAGGCACGGCCACCGTTGTTGTTCCGGCTGGCGAGAAGATCGCAGTTCAATCGTTTTCTCCAACAAGCGTTTTTCAAGAAGTTGGGTTCCCTAACTTTCCTGATTCGCTTGATTTGATTACGGTTGTAGAAAATACAACTTACGTATCATCGGCTTTTACCAATGCTACTACCGTAGTCATTCAGGCCGGAGAATCAGGAGCCAATTACGCTGTTGGAACAGATCCAACAATTACCAATAACGGCAACTGGCAACCTCAAGGCGCTCCAGCTAACATTGCTGACGGCGGTTCTATGGTTTCTACCGCTGCTGATGTGCTAACAAGCATTATTACAGCGACTCCAACCGCAGGACGCAATATTCAACTGCCAACAGGAACGGCTCTTGATCTTGCAACTGATTGGGCAATTAATGACTCATTTGACTTTAGTCTGATTACTTTGGCTGCATTTGCTTTGACAATTACTGTCAATACGGGCGTAACCATAGTTGGCTCTCCCGCTACTGGCGCTGGTTCTGGAGCCGCTGCACGGTTCCGACTGCGCAAAACTGCTGCTAATACATTCGTTGTATACCGCATCATGTAAGTGATATAAACAGGCCAGCAAAAAAACTGGACTGTTTTACATGGAGAACGAAGAATGAAGCAAGGACTCTATGCAAATATTAATGCCAAGCGCGACCGTATAGCTGCTGGCAGTAAAGAAAAGATGCGTAAACCCGGAGCAATGGGCGCACCTAGTAAGGCTGATTTTGTTGCATCTGCAAAGACAGCAAAGCCAAAGACAATAAAAAAGAAATGATTAAGTCAGCCGCAATAACTAGGGTTAAACCCGCACCGACAAAAGAGGCGCGAACAAAGAAGCGCGATCTTAAAAAAGTGCAAGCTGCGGAGCAAAAAGCAACAAAGCAAGTTAGGCCATCGGCAATTAACAAACGAGTCCCTAAAGTTGTAGAAACAGACAATAGCCCGCCAACACGCGAAGAAATGCTACAACAAGCGGAAGCGATGGGAATCAAGATTGATAAGCGCTGGTCAGATGCCAAATTGCTAAAACATATTGAGGACGCAGAATGTCTTATAGCAAGCGCCAATTCGTAACTGCTGCCTTTGATGAAATCGGTTTAGCCTCGTACGTATTTGATGTAACGCCTGAACAACTGCAATCAGCTTTACGAAGGCTAGACGCAATGATGGCAAGTTGGAATGCTTTGGGTATTCGTTTGGCTTACCCGCTACCGTCTAACCCTGATGACAGCGACCTCGACGAAATAACAAACGTACCAGATTCAGCCAACGAGGCTATTTATACGAGCCTCGCAATTAGTTTAGCTCCAAGTTATGGCAAGCAAGTAATGCCAGACACAAAATCTAGGGCAAAGCAAGCGTATAACACGTTATTGTCACGCGCTGCATTCCCAATGCAACAGCAATTGCCCGCAACTATGCCAAGCGGTGCAGGTAACAAGACATGGCGCAGCGATAACACGCCATTTCTACGCAGGCCAGTCGATCCGTTATTGGCAGGTCAAGACGGCGAAATTGAGTTTAACTAAAGGTCAAAAATGCCAACTATTAATCAGCTATCAGGCGTGAGTCAAGTTTCAGGCGGTGACCTGATCCCTGTTTATGTTCCAAATAACGGCGATGCCCGCAAAGTTTCTGTTACTCAGCTATTGGCATACTTTCAAACTGCATTTGCAGCGCCTACAGTTGCGACTAACCTTTATACG